GTGAGTGTTCCCGGTCGTAGGTCTCAGTCACCTCGATGGCGGTATCGCGCGATTGCTGCTCGACCACCGCCTTGAACAGCGGACTCGGCTGGATCAGCACCCGCGACACGCCGCCGCCGGTTCCAGCGCCCAGCGAGCCGCCCGGCGCGCTTGGCAAGGGCGGCGCAGCAAAGGCCCCGCCGTTGGCAAAGGCCGGTGCCATGCCGGGCAGTAGCGCGCCTGCGTTGATGGCTTCCAGAAGGTGGCGGTGCTTGCGCGTCGCTTTGGCATTCACGAAGAATTCGCCAGGACTGACCAGGGCAATTTCTTTGTCACTGCGGTCACCGCCCTGCCCCGTGATGATCCCGCCGTCCGCCTTCTTCTGCGCCCCGAACAGGCTGCCCAGAAGTCCGCCGCCATCAGCGGTGCCAAACACCCCGGCAAGCGGCCCATCGCCCAGCAGCGCGGCCTCAAGGATCGCGGCGGCAATGGAGGCTTTGACCCGGTCCCATGCTGCAGCCGCATCATCACCCTGCGCCTGCAGCGCTGTCAGCACATCGCCCATCGTGTCGCCGAGAAACGCACCCGCCTGTTGCGTCGCCTCGATAGCCTGCTGTTCCTCCACTCGCTCGCGGACGATCTTCTCCAAGGCTTCGCGCTCGGCATCGGTGGCGGATTTCATGGCCTCGCGGTGGCGGATCATCTCCTGCTGAACAGGATCGGTCTCGCGCAGGATTTCGAGGCGTTCGGCCTCGCGGCGCAGCAACTCTTCAATCGCCTTGCGCTCGCGGTTGGTGGCCGCCGCACCGCCACCGGAACGTGATTTGCGTGGGTTTGGCGGCATCCGCACAGGCGGTAGCCCCTGATTGTGATAGACATAGTCGGAATTGCCCGCTCCGGGGCTTTCGCCACGCGGGTCGCTAAAGTCCGGGTTTTCCCTCACACGCGCCATGATGCGCGCGCCGCGTGCCGCGTGGAGCTGCTCGTTCAGGCGTTGCGCCTGATCCGCTGCCAGCGAGATGTTCCCGGCCATATCGACGGAGGCAACGCCGTTTGCAGCGTCCCAGGACGCCATCATTTCGGCCTTGAGGTCGTCAGTGATTTTCAGCTCTTCGACGCGCTGCTGGGTCAACTCACGTTCAGCCTGCAAGCGCAGTTCCGCGACCTCGACGCTGCCTTCACCGCTGACCCGGATCGCCTCATTGATCACGGCTTCTAGCTGGAGCTGTTGAAGTGTCGATTTCGCGGTTGCTTCGACTTCTTTTAGTTCGGCGCGCACCTCGGGGAGGTTGGCAAGCAGGCCGCTCCAAAGGTCCGCACCCGCCTGCTTGATATCCTCCCAAGGCTTGCGCGCGCTCGCGGAAAAGACTTCAAGCTCTTGGATCAGTTCCCCAAGGCCGACGAAGAATTCCTCTTGGCGAGAAGACAAGCCTTCAAGCCCATCTGTGGCCTCCATAAAAACGTCCCGCACGTCATATGCGGCCCTCAATCGCACAGCCGGATCTGTGGACCGTTGCAATATATCGAGGTTGCGGCTTAGGGCCGTCCCCAACTCGCGCGCTTCTGCGGTGGTCGCCTTCAAACCGAGAAAGTTGATACTGGCCGCGTAGTCGTTCCGGTCACGCAAACCGCGCGCCGCTTTCACCAGATCTTGAATGCTCGTCGCCGTCTCGTCGAGATTTCGCTTGGCATCAATCATCGCGAGCGCGGCAAGGTCGCGCAGCACAACGCGCAACTCAGGCGACGCCGAGCCAAACTGCTCGATCATATCCGCAGAACTCTGGAAGGCTTCTTTCTGCCGGTCGCCAAAAGCGTCCACGGCATCACTCATGGCCTTCAAACGGTCCTCAAAGCTCTCGGCCTCTTCGCCTGCGCTGGAGAGCCAGTTCACCAATGCCGCGCCCGCAGCGATAGAACCAATGGTGATCAGGTTCAGCGGCGAAATCATGTTGAGAACCGCTTGACGGGTAGCGCCCAAGGCCGCAGCCGCGCCCCGGTTGCCGAACACCTGGGTGATCTGGGTGCCCTGCTGAATGGCAAGCTGCATCGGGTCCTGGCCCGCTGCCATCATCACGCCGATGTCGTTGAACTGCGCCGTGAGGTTTGCGGCGCTCCCGGCGGCGAGCGCCTGCGTTTGGTCAACATTGCGCAGACTTGACAGCCACGTTGCTGCTCGATGCCGAGCGAGTGCCAATTTCCCAGTGACCGAGCCAATTTCCTGCCCATAGGCTTTGAAAGACCCCGTGGAGCTTTTCAGCCCGTCCATGGCCTTTCGTTGCTCGGCGGCCTGCTTTGTCCAAACCTGCGACTGCGCGTTCGCCAGAGCGGTTGTCTGCGACAGGTTCTTATTCAGGCGAGCAACGGCGCTACCGACCTGCGGCGAAAACGTACCCTGCAGAGTGCGGCCAAGCTGAGAGCTGGTTTGGCTCAACTTGCCCGCCGAGGTCTTGAGTTTGTCTTGCTCCGCCCGCAGTTTGGTCACTTCCGACTTTGCGTCGGAACCGTCCATCAGGATCTCACCTTGCACGACAAACGTCATTGGCTACCTCTCGTTCAGCGCCGTGCGCGCCGCGTCCTCGATGATGCGAAACCCGATCCATTCGGCGGGTGTTAGGTCCAGTCCTTCCAAGCGGAGCGCCGGTTCGACAGCGGCGTAGTCAAGACCGATCCAGAAGCGCGAGCCGTCTGCCTGGGCCAAGGCCCGCCATTGCGTCTGTGCCGCTAGGAAAGCGTTCAGTGAGGCAAGGTTGCAGCGCCAGATCGCGGAATGGGCCTGCTCTCGGTCCAGCGCATCGGTGTCGAGCTGAAGACCGAACAGGGCCGCGTCGTCGATCACTTCGCCCCCGGTTGCCTCGGCGGCCAAAGTGCCGGTCGCCCAGGCGCGACCGGCCCACCTCAGTTTCCCGAGCGGTTATCCGTCACGCCGCTGTAGTAGGCCGCGATCAGCGCAAGCCGCACATAGGGCCGCTTCAGCATATGCTCGCGGATCTCTTCGCTGTAAGGGATCGCTTCACCGGCCGTGTTCACCAGGTCTTCCATCCCGGCCAGCACTTCGCGCAGGGCCGCCTTGACGTTGGCTGAATCATTCAGCGCCACGCCGTCCACCACCTCGTCATCCACCACATTGAAGGTGGCTTTAAAGGTCTGTTGCTCGTGTCCTTCGCCCTTGGGGACATTGACTTTGACGGTACGGGTAAAGGACGGGTTTTCGTCGATTTTGAACATGGTCTGTCCCTCGGATCAGGTGAGTGTCAGGGTGAATTCGTCGTTGCCGGATTGTGGCAGCGGCACCAGACGCAGCGGCCATTCCTTCACGTTCTGTGCGGTCGACAGCCCCTGCGGCCGCTGCATCTGCGCGGCAGGGATATCCAGCGTCGCGATCTTGCCCGCCCCGGTCCCGTGGACGAGCTGCAGCGCGGTTGCGCTTTGGTCGAGCGCCCGCTGGAACGGGTCAAAGGTGGTCAGCGGCACCGCCTCGACGGTGGTCTCGATGCTCTCCTGACGGTCGCCCAGCTTGACCTCTTCGCGCCCGACCAGGAACCGCCCTTCGATCTGATTGCCCAGATCCATGGCAAAGGACCGCATCACCAGATCCGTGCCGTCGATTTCAAAGACCGGCGTGTTGCCCATGGTCACGACCTGCGGCATCTGCCAGGGCGACAGGTCTGCCGTGGGATAGGCAGCCTCGGTCGGTTTTACGAACAGGCCTTTGAAGGTGAACCGTAGCTTGGGCACCGCCTGCGCCTGAAGGTCAAATCGCACGTTGCCGCGCGCGCCCAGGATCACATAGCGAGTGCTGTCGATATGCAGGTGGATGGTGGTGCTTTCCGGGTTTTGAGTGATCGGATTATAGACCACCGATGTGCCCGCATTGACTGTCTCTGCCAGCCCGCATCCGCGCAGCAGCGCGCCCCAGGCGGGCACCGTGCCAGCCGTTCCAGACGGGGCAAGTTCCACATCAAACGAAATCTCGCTCATCAGCTCGGTCGGGATCGTGGCATCTGCGCCGAAGTAGGGCCGTTCCAGATCACGCGAAACGTCGGTGCCTTCCATGGGCTTGAGCTGCACGTCCTGGGCGAGAATGGCATTTGCCGCGCCGCTTGGGGCCGCGTCAGTGCCATAGGTCACCTCGGTTTTGACCAGGAGGATCTTCTGCTTCCAGTTCAGGGACATTTAACCCTCCTTTTTCGCGGCTTGAACGGCAGAGGTGCGAGGTGGTTTGGGCTGGGTCGCAGCCTCTTGTTTCAGGGCACCATCACGCTGGACGGCATAGCTGCCGCCCGAGGCGGGCAATTTGGGCTTTTGTGGTTTGGTCGGCTTGGTCATTGCACCGTGATCCTCAGTTGGTCGTTGATGGAAAACTCGATCATGTAGAACAGCGCCCCGCCGCCTACTCCGGCGAGATCGCCCCGGCGCAGCTCGAAGACGCCGAAATCGGACCCCGGCGACCAGCCCGCCAAAGCCTCCAGCACCTGCCCGATAATCGGTCGCAATTGCCCCAATGCTTTGGAGCCGGTCTGGTCGTGGGAGCGCGCCACCAGCAGAACGCCGACGGTCTCGGAATAGGCTTGCGAGAAAATCCCGGTGGCGTCGTTTGCACGCTGCCCCTGAAGGCCAAGCGGGATCACAAAGGCGGTCGACGACTGCGGCAGGCCCCGGTCCTTCAGCAGGCGGGTGAAATCCACGGCCGTCTCAATGCGCCCCGCGAATTCGGGCACGCGCGCCTCAAGACGATCCTTGACCGCGTCAAGCATCAGATGAACCCTTTCAGGCTCTGTTCGGTGAAGGGCCGTTCGCGGTCGGTGGTCATGACGCCCTGGCTGCCGCTGGTCTTTGGCTCCAAACCGGCGATATCAAGCGTGAT